TGGATGGCCTGATCAATAACCGGCGGCAACGCTCCGAACGCCTGCTCCGCCGCCAGGGCCACGTTCAGCGACGCTTCGGCCAGCATCTGGTCGAACGCCTGCTTGGTCTCCTTGTCCTTCAGCTCCTTCATCACCGCCTCCACGTCGAAGTCGGCGCTCTCGTCGGCGGTCTGGTAGACCTCGTCCGCGTACCAGAAGGCGATGTGCTCCTTGATGTGGTTCAGCATGATCGGCGTAAAGCCCGGCGCGATCAGCTTGCTCGCTCCAAGCATGGGCGAGACCATGTAGGCCAAGTGCGTCTTCAGGTGCGCGACGTGGTCCTGCGCGGGAAACGCTACAACCGCGCGCCCCAGCGTCGCCTTGACGTTCTCGGCGACCGCGTTCTCCTCCGTCGGCGTCATGCGCGGGGCCAGCAGCGCCTCGGCGTCCGGTATCTTCAGCGTCGCGAGGATGCGCTCCTCGACCTTCCGCAAGTCGTAGAGTTGCGGAAACATCTGCGACCGCTGCGCCACCGCCTGCACCTGAGCAAACCGCTGCGCCTCGGAGAAGATGTTCGGGTCCGACACCGGCACCACGTCCATCGGCCCGTTGAAGTCGGCACGCCTAGCCAGCTCCTCGCCGATCTCGGCCTCCTCCTCCTTATCGTCAAGGTAGAGCCCGTTCAGCCGGTGCAGGATGCGCATCATCCGGCCCATGGCGGCGTGCAGCCGCGCATGGATCGCGGAGAACACCACCATGCCCTGCTCGATCTTGGCCAGCGTCGTGCCGACCGGCACGTTCTGATTGCTCTCAGACACCTCGTCCATGGTCGTGCGGACGACGCCCTTGCCCGCGTCAACCAAGAACCCAAGCAGCGAGAACAGCACCGCCGACGGCGGGTTGAACGGGAGAGGCATGGCGATCTTCCGAACGTCATCGACGTTCAGGCCGCCCTCGATCTCCTCGACTTGCGTCGGCTGGATATTGAGAGATTGCCCCCCGCGCGACCCGCCCTTCAGCTTGAGCATGGTCTGCGAATTACTAATATGCGCGCTGTCCATCAGCGCCCGCAGGGCCCCGGTCGCCGCCGCGCTCAGCCCGCCAATCATGTGGACGATGCCAATCGGGTACGCGCCGCGCCACGGCACGAACGGGAACTCTACGATCCACTGCTGCTCTTCAAGCGCCTCGTCGTCCTCGTCCCAGTTGCGATAGATCGACAGCACCTGCGAGGACGACTTGTCTACGGTGATGATGTAGGGCGCGGCCCCCACGTCATCCTCAAGCTCGGTCATCGCGTAAATCTCGAACACCGTCCGCAGACCGTCCTCGTTGTAGGAGGTCTCCTCGCGCCCCTCGATCTTGTTGTTCGCCTGCTCGGCGTCCGACCCGACCGGGATTTCTCCCGGCGCGGTCAGGTCCACGTCGCGGTACATGCCGCTCGCCACGCGCTGCTCGTAGTCCAGCGTCGTCAGGTACTGGACGTGGGTCTTGCGCTGCGCCGAATAGAAGTTCGTCGCGGCATACGGCAGGTAGATGTCGTCAATGGCGACGAACAGGAAGTCGGGCCGGTTCTTGCCCTCGTTCCACGTCACCTTCATGTACTGCGCGCCTCCGAGAGGCACCTGCGTCAGGAGCTGCTCCAGCTCGCTCCTGAAGCTCTGCGACTGGGTCGTGAGCTGCCAGTTCATAAAGTCGGTGACGCGGCGCGCCTTGGCGACCCGGTCCTTGCTCAGCTTCCCGACAATGTTGTCCTTGACGGGCCCGTTGGCCGGGAACAGCTCCTTGATCGCCCGCGAGCTAAAGTCCACGCAGACCTCGGTCAGCATCGGATGCACGACCCGCGACGCGCCTTGGAACGATGCGCCGCCCGGCGCGTCGTCCCCTAGCCCGGTACGACGGATACCCTCCTCGTACTGCTCGTCACGCTTCTTGCGCGCCTCCTTGTCCCGAGATAGCAGCTCAAGGAACGTGGACGCCGTCGTAGCCAGCGTGCTGTCGTCCAGCTCTTCCGCCAAGTTGGCGTAGAACTCGCTGTCGCCGCGCTTGGGCGTCTCGTCCTCCATCTTGACGAGCGCACCGCCGTCGTCCGTGTCGGTAACGTCGGCTTCGTCCAGGCCCTCGTCCAGTTCGACCGTCTCGCCCTCGACCATCTCGTCGTCCATGACAGTCCCTCTAGGCCGTGTACGGGTTCACCACGGGAGGCGTATACTTGACTTCCTCCTCGTAGCGTTTCGTCGGTTTTACGCCCGACAACAGGTTCTTGTCCATGCAGAGCCGGATCGCCTGCGTTGTGGCGTCCACGTAGTCGTCGTGCCGGATCGACCCAGACCCCGTAAAACTACAAAGCTGCGCCAGCATGGGCTCGACCCACGTTTTCGGCCTGCCCTTGTAGTTCTCGCTCTCCGGTATCCACACTTTCCCCTGCGCAAAGATGTGCGACACCATATGCAGCCGCGTCAGCTTATCCGCCCGACCCGGATTGTACGGGTAGGACGTGATCCCCTCTCTATCCAGCATCTGACGCAGCGAAATGCCGCTCCCCTTGTCCTCAATCAGCAAAATATCCGGTTTGCGCCCGCTGGTCGCCATTTTGGACGCCCCGATCAACGGTTTGATCATCGGTTTGTCCTCGTCGTCCCCGTAGGCGACGTTCAGCTCCTTCTTGACCCGTTTCATCAGGTCCGGCAGGCCATATTGCTCCGCCCAGCAGTCCAGAAGCAGCGCCGCGCGCACATCCTCGTTCCAAAACACGCCCCAGACCGTGCAAGCTGAGCTGTCCGCGTCATAAGTCCGCTTATTCAGCGTCTTTTCGGTGAACGCCGTGTCCAGCGACATGATAATCCAGTCGAACGCGGGCAGCGGCTTCTTCGCAGGCCACAACTTCAGCCAGTTCCGGGCAATAATACCGCCCTCCTCGCTGTCAATCAGCTCTCCCTCCAGCTCCTGACGCCCTAACTGCGTCCCCTCGTACTGCTTGAGCTGGTCAAAGAACGATTTTGGCAAATTAGCCCGGTTGTCGTAGGTCGATCCCTTGACGATCAGCCGCTCGCTCTTGGGAGCCACCAATTTCCGCACCAGATCGCGGGGCTTGGGCGTCGTCGTCCACATCACCTGCGGCTTTTCTCCCAGACGCAGGCCCATCATGGCCATATCCCACGTGTCCTCGTCACGGTTCCACGCCGCTAATTCGTCGCACCACCACGCCGACACCTGTGGACCACGCAGGCGCTCCGGCTCCTCCGCAGAAAACCCACGAATGATGGCTCCGGGCTTGTCGGGATTAAGCTGATCGACCAGCGTGATGATCAAGTTGGTCTTGTTGTAATCATATACCAGCTCCGGCGGCACGACGGACAGGATGCCCGCCGGTCCCTCGAAGCACGTGTGCCTTACGTCATTCAGCGTCGGCGCAATGACGCCGTGGGGGTGCTTCTTCGGGTCACTGTACGCCTTGTTGGCCAGCCACTGCGCGCCCATCAGGGTCTTGCCGAAGCCGCGACCGGCCAGGACGCCAAGCTCAGTCCACGACGATGCCGGGGGGAGCTGCTTCTCACGCGCCGTGTTCAGCCACTTCCTGCGCCATATGAGGTAGCGCAGTTGCTGCGGCGGCAGCTTGAGCAGGTCGTTGTGGGTCAGGCTCATTTTACTCGACAGTCACCGTGCTTGGCGGCGTCAATTTCGCAGTGCGGATCAAAGATATGCATTTTCGTCACCGTTAGCAAAGTTCACCTGCAAGGGTGCACCTTAGAGAGTGAAACTGCAAAAAATTAGTGAGTGGGCATACCGTTAACGTTTACAACCACAGATCTTGGGGGGTGGGGGTGCCCGCAAGTCGCCCTCAAGCAACGTCCAAGCAGCCCCACAGCAACGTGCGCCCTGCCCAAGCAGACGCCAAGCAACGTCCAAGTAGACGCCGAGCAACGCAAGGCAGGGCCCTGACGCGCGCAGCTAGGCGCTGCTTGGCGTTGCCAAGGCGCGGGGCATATGCCTAGGGCTCGGTGCCGTTGGCCCCCCGCGTTGGTGGGGGAAGCGCCTCTATCACGTCGCGCGGGGTGATGTTGATCAGGTCGGCCAGCTCATCGGCGAGCAGGCTCGTCTCGATGCGCAGGACGGCGTCGCCTGTCCCGTCCTTGTTGGTGTGCGCGATGCGCTCGGCGTACCGGGGCGACCACTTGGCGAGCAGCTTGAGGTCGGTGTTGACGATGAGCGTGTCGCGCGCCACGTCGCCCGTGCTGTCGCCTCCCTCGTCCGGCCCCTTGCCTCTGGCGGTGAGGCGCAGGCGCTCGGCGATGGCGTCATGGCCGAGGTCGCGGGCGCGCTCGATGGGTTCGGCAATCGAGGGGTCGGCCTTCTTCCATGCGTGTACCTGACCCGCGCTCGGCATCCCCTCCTGGCGGCAGATCACTCTCAGCGGCACACCCTCGCTGAGTTGCTCGCAGATCACCGGCACCAGCGCCTCGCGATCGTACTCCAGCGGGTGGCCCGGCCCACGCTTGACCTCCGGCCCGCCCAGCTCACCCTGCGCCATGTCCATGCCTGTGCTCCCGCCAACCGCGCGCGATCCGCCGCACGCCTCACTGGAGGGCAGGATACCTCAGAGCCACGCCGAACGCCAAGAGGCCCCCAGGCGGGCAGCCTGGGGGCTCTACGGGGCATCGTGGTCCGTCATACCAGATCGCCAAACGCCACCTCCACCGCCGCCATCTCGAACGTCGTGTTGTCGTCCAGCCTGAACACCCGGTCCATGACCTCGTCCAGCCGGTCCTCCAGCCCCAGCCGACGCAGTAGCCGGACCCGCTCCCGGAACGTCTCGACCGGCAGGAGCTCCAGCGTCATCATGTCAAACGGGTCCGCAGCGACGACCTCCGAGGCGACCCACGACGACACCCCCTCGGAGCGGCTGACCTCGGCCACGAGCTCCGCCGCCTCCCGGAACGTCTCATCCTGTCCGTAGTCGTCGACGAAGATGCTGATGAACGACGGCGAGAACAGCGCCGCCATCATCTCGGGCGGGATCGGACCAGCCGCTCGGGGTCTGACCGGTGGCGCCTTCTTCGACGGGGCTGCCTTGGCCCCCTTGGCCTCCAGATAGGCTGCGTGCGCCTCTTCCTGCGTCGCGTGGTACCCGAGATGTTTTCGGACGCCCGCCTCATTGATCCGCGCCGACCACTTTCCGGTCCGCGCATAAAACGACACACCCGGTAATTTCAGATCGACTTCGCTCATCGAAAGCTCCTTTGCCGTAAACCGTACCACCAGTACGCCGTACCACCAATACGCCAATACGCCCAAATCCAAACCCGATACGCCGTACGCCGTACCGCCCTCCGCCGGGCTCCCCTATGGGGAGCTGCCCCGGCGTACGGCGTACGGCGTACAGCACGGCCTGTACCGCCAGTACGCCTTACCACCATTATACTCCTATTTCTGGCAGTACGGCGTACGGCGTACAGGCCCCCTGGCGTACACAAACGCCCCTTGTACTTTTTTACATAAAGGCTGTTGACGTCCCCAAACCGGGCCTCTATAGATATGGACATCGGGGCCGGACGGCCCAGTAGACCAGACCGG